CATCTGAGGTAACAGTCTCCGTAAATAATTTAAATGAAGCAATTTTTAATAATTTAGATATTTACGAAGGATCTTATTTAACAAAACAATATACAATTGATTATAGTCAATCAAATCAAAAATTTATAATACCAAATTCAAATGTAGATACATCAACAATTCGTGTGACTACAACTGGTACTACAACTGAAGTATATTCATTATATGAAAATTTTATAAATGTAGATAAAACATCTAAATTATTTTTAATTCAAGAAATTGATGATGAGAAATATCAAATTTTATTTGGTGATGATCTTATAGGAAAAAAACCAAAAAACGGCAGTGTAATTAATATTTCTTATATTGTAACTAATGGAAAATCCGCAAATGGATCTGCAAACTTTACTTTTTCTGGAAATATTAAAGATAATAACGGAAACAATATTACAAGTGGCATTTCTTTAGTTACTACACTAGTATCATCAGAAAATGGAGATGATATTGAAACGATAGACTCAATCAAATATCTTGCACCAAGAGTATATGCTTCTCAATATAGAGCTGTAACTGCAAATGATTATAAAGGTTTAATTCCTTTTCTTTATTCGAATGTAGATTCGGTGACTGCATATGGTGGTGATGAACTGACACCACCACAATATGGAAAAGTTTTTATTTCAATCAAACCAAGAAATGGAAATTTTCTATCAGAAATTACAAAAAATGAAATTAAGAAAAAACTAAAACAATATTCAATTGCTGGGATTAAACCGGAAATTATCGATTTGAAATACTTATATGTCGAAATTGATTCTACAATTTATTATGACACATCATTTACTTCTGATCCTGTTTTGCTCAAAAATCAAGTTTTAAATAGTTTAAGTTTTTATTCAAATTCTTCTGATGTAAATAATTTTGGAGGAAGATTTAAATACAGTAAATTAAATACAATAATTGATAATACTAATCGAGCAATTACTTCAAATATCACTAAAGTTAGAATGAGAAGAGATCTTTCGGCAGAACTGAATAAGTTTGCTACATATGAAATATGTTTTGGAAATAAATTTCACCAAAAAACAGAAAAATATAATATCAAATCTTCAGGATTTAATATTAAAGATGTTGCAGACACCTTATACTTGACTGATTCTCCAAATGATTCTTTAACTGGAAATATAATATTTTTTAAACTTGTAAATAATATTCCAACAATTGTATCTTCGAATGCAGGAACAGTTGATTATTTAAATGGAGAAATCAAATTAAATATAGTAAATATTTCATCAACATCATTGCCAAATAATACAATAGAAATACAAGCAATGCCAGAATCAAATGATATACTTGCGTTAAAGGATATTTATTTAAAAATAGATATGTTTAATACTGTGGTAAATACTATACAAGATGTAATCAGTTCAGGAGAAAATACTTCTGCTACTGAATATGCATCAACATCGAGTTATTTAAACGGATACTATACAAGATAAGATGACGGAAATCAAAAGAATAAAAATCAATCACATTTTAGATTCACAAATTCCTGAATTTTTGAATGAGGAATCACCACTTTTTCAGGAATTTTTAGATCAATATTATACATCACAGGAACATCAAACAGGAATAGTAGACTTATCATCTAATATTCAAAAATATAAAAAAATACAAAATTTTAATAGTGAAACATTAATAGATCTAAATGTTCCTTCGATATTAACAGATGATGTTTTATCTTTTGATGATACTATTTCCGTATCTCATACAATTGGATATCCAAGTAAATATGGATTAATTAAAATTGATAATGAAATTATTACTTATACAGGAATAACAACAAATAAATTTACTGGGTGTATTCGTGGATTTAGTGGTATCGATAGTTTAGAAAAAGATAATAATCCAGGACTTTTAAATTTTTCAATTACTGAAGCATCTGAACATAAAAAAGATACACCTTTACAAAATTTAAATTTTATATTCTTCTTTGAAATATTTAAAAAATTTAAATATCAGTTTTTGCCTGGTTTTGAAGAAAGAAATCTTTCTCCTAATATTTCTTTGGGAAATATTTTATCAAGAGCAAAGGATTTTTATTCTTCAAAAGGAACATCACAATCTTTTAAAATTCTTTTTTCGATATTATATGGATCAGAAATAGAAACAATAAATCCTCAAGAATATATGTTGAGTCCATCTGACAGTAATTATTTTGTAACAAAAAATATTTTAGTTGAAAAAATTTCTGGGAAAAATGCTACTTCATTAAAGGGCGAAACATTAAATCAATTTATAAGTGGAATTGGTACAGTTACTGCTGCTATCTATAATGTTGAGTATAGGCCAATACGGGATAAAGATTTTTATGAAGTATCTTTAGATTCTACATCTTTTACTGGAAACTTTGAAATTACAGGATCAACTAAAGTAGTTGAAACTGTTCTTGCATCAAATAATACAATTACTGTCGATTCTACAGTTGGATTTGCACAGTCAGGAACAATTATTGCACAAAAAACAGATTTAACACAATTAAATTTATCATATACAGATAAAACGAGTACTCAATTTTTAAATGTTACTGGTATTGACCAAACTTTAAATTTTGGAGACTTTATTTACGAAAGCAAATTAGCATATGCATATGACAACCAATCAGATACACCATCTTTAAATGAATTTAGAATTATTAGTGTAATTGATAAAATTGATACTAAAAATTCTTCTGGATTAAAAATTGGAGATAAAATATCACTCAGTTCTTTTGGAAAAAACTTATCAGGAAATACAAATTTTGATAGTTGGATTTATAATATACCAACATATCATAATATAAGTGGAATAACATCTAATGCTGCTGGTAGTTATACCATAACATTAAAAGATAATATTAAATTTTACAAAGATGAAAAGGTTATTATTAATATTGCAACCACAATTCCAAAAAATATACCTGCAAAAATTACGGGTATTACAAATTCTACTATAATTGGTTTAGAAGCAAGTGAAAGTGGATTCGATATTTCGGATGTTAATAAAATTAGAATTCAAAAAACAATTAATAAAACTAATTTTTTAAATTTTATTGGTATATCAAGTATAAATTCAGCAATTCAAAATACTTATATCGACAAAGAAGGAAAATATTTATATGTAACAACTTCTGGTTTTCCAAATTATGAAATTAGTTCTACAGATACAAAAAAAGTTGTTCCTATAGGAACAGGGTCAACTACAATTTTGAAAATAATTAATCATAATTTATCATCTGGAGATAAAATTTATTATGATCCAAAAACTTCTGTAGGAATTGAAACTGGAATTTATTTTGTAAAAAAAATCAATGACGAGAATATATCATTATCCTATAGTGATAATAACTTATTTGCTGAAGAATATATTAATGTTGGTATTGCAACCACAAATGGTTTTATCTTTAAACTTGGTTATGAAAATAAAACTATTAAAGATCAAAAAATATTAAGAAAATTTAATTTAACCGACAATCTTAATTATTTTGATAATGAAACTAGCAGAACCACATTCAATAGAAATCTTGGATTATTTATTAATGGCGTAGAGTTATATTCACCTACTCTATTTGATGAGAATATTTATTATGGAAAAGTAGATTCGATCCAAATAACAAATCCAGGAAAAAATTATGATGTAATAAATCCTCCCGAATTAATTATAAGTGATTCTGTAGGTATTGGTTTAAACATAAAAAACATTGGATCTGAATGTAAAGCAAATTTAATTCTTTCTGGATCATTAAAAGAAGTACAAATAAATTCTCCAGGAATTGGATATGTCAAAAAACCAATATTAACTTTAATGGGTGGTAATGGTTCTGGTGCAGTATTAGAACCCAATTTAGTTAAAACAAATATTACTGCAATATTTAAATCAGATTCAGAATCGATTGATACCTCTACAGATACAATAACATTTATAAGTAATCACAATTTTGTTAATTATGAAGAAATAGTATATCATTCAAATGGAAATACAGTTGTTCCTGGACTAATAGAGAACTCAAAATATTTCGTAAATATTATAAATCCAAAACAAATCAAATTACATAAAAATATATCAGACGTTTTAGTAGGAATTGCCACTATTAATATTACTGGTATAAGTTCTGGATTTCATGAATTTAGGACTCTTAATATTAAAAATATTATTAATAAAATTTATGTAAAAAATCCAGGTTCTGGATATTCAAATAGATTAGTTAAAGTATCCTCTGTTTCATATCCGTCTTTGGATTATCAAATTTCTGGGATTAGTACATTTGATGATTACATTTTTGCCAAAATGCATGGATTTAAAAATGGTGATTTTGTTATATATTCTCATACTGGTACTTCAATATCTGGATTATCCACTACTACAGAATATTATATTACAATTATTGATAAAGATAAATTTAAACTATCTGATGCTGGTATTGGAACTACATCAACTAATTTAAATTATATTAATAAAAAATACACTAAATTTAATTCTTTAGGAGTTGGTACGCACACATTTGCATATCCTCCAATTAGTATTAAAATAGAGACTTTATCGGGAATAGGTTCAACATCAATCGTATCCCCAATACTGACTCCAATAGTGCTCGGAAGTGCCGAGAGTGTTTATATTGAAAATGGTGGGGTTTCTTATGGTTCTTCTGAGATTATTAATTTTCACAGAAGGCCAAATGTTAATTTAAAACCAATTACTTCTGCTTTGCTAAAACCGGTAATTATAAATGGATCTATTACAGATATTCAAATTATTTTTTCGGGAAAAGGATATGATAATGGGTTTGAAGTAATAATTTATGGGGAAGGAAAATATGCTGACATTAAACCAGTTATTACAGACGGAAAAATTACTTCATTTTTGGTTATTGATGATGGTGTTGGATATACAAAATCAAACACAAGAATAGAAGTAGTCAGAAGAGGAAAAGATTTACAATTTATTGCAAATGTATTTGAGTGGAAAATCAATCAAGTTAAAAAAAATAAATTTAGTGGAAATGACGAAACAATAACATTTCCAAATATCGACCAATCTCTTGGGCTAAAAGTAATTAATTTTTATCTACCAAAAGCATTAAGAAAAAATATCGGTGATAATATTAATAATGATAATAATACCGAAATAACACCACCCCAACATAGTCCAATTATTGGATGGGCTTATGATGGAAATCCGATTTATGGACCATATGGAAGAACTAGTATAACAGATAATACTATTAAATTAATTAATTCTAGTTACAAAAAAAAATCTGAACCTAATGGTAAAGAAAGACCAAATTCTTTTGATAATGGTTATTTTGTAAACGATTATAAGTTTGATTCTTCTGGAGATTTGGATGAATATAATGGAAGATTTTGCACAACACCAGAATATCCATATGGAACATATGCCTATTTTGCGACTTTTGAGATTATATCTAATGGAGATACAAAGGAAACAAATCCAAAATATCCATATGTAATTGGAAATTATTTTAAAGATATTCCAGTTATTGAAAATTTTGATCCTACTTTTACTCAAAATTTAGACTTCAAGAATCTTAATTTAATAAGAAATACCTCAAATTACTTTTTGGATTCTGAAAACTCTGGTTATGATGCTTTAACTAAAAATGCTCCAGAGTTAAAACAGGATTTTATAGTAAAACAAATCAAAAAATCTGGTATTACATCTATATCAATTGATTCTTCTGGTGAAAATTATCGTGCAAAAGATGCTATAATTTTTAAAAACGAAAAAGAAGGAGTAGGTGCAGGTGCGGAAATTGATAGAGTGTTTGGAAAAACAATATCAAATTTAATTGTTGGAGTATCTACTTTCAATGATGTTGTATTTGCAACCAGAGGCAATAAAATTGTAGGAATTGCTTCAACTGTACATAATTTAGTATCTAATGATAAAATAATCATTTCAGGAATATCTGCATTTTCATTATCTCAACTTGAAGGTACAAAAACTATATTTGTAAATCAAAAAGTAGTTGGATTGACATCTAGTTTACAAAACATTGGTGTTACTGGAGTTTCCACAAATATAAATGTTACGGATATTTCTGGTTTTGAAGTTAATGATTCAATTGAAATTGGAACAGAAATATTAATTATTACGAATATTATACCAGAAACATCACAATTATTAGTCAACCGATCTTCTTCTGGTGGAATTCATACTGCAGGAATCGAAAGTGTGAGATTACTTCCTAAAAAGTTTGAATTTACCGAAGTTAACCCAATTTCTTCATTTTTACCAGAAAATCGAGAAATATATTTTAACCCAAAAAATAGTGTCGGATTTGGAACTACTGGAACTAATTATTCAGTTGTTGGTATTGGAATAAGTAATATAGTGAATAGATTTGTTCCATCACGAGTGATTTATATTCCGAATCATAATTTTTATACTGGACAAC